TGTCAATGTATCAAAAACGATATATACTACAAAAAATATGGACATCATTTCCATCAAAGAAATTCGGAAAATGTGGAAAGAGCGCCGAACGAAAATCTACAAAGAACACCTCGCCGGAGCCTCCTATAACGACCTCGCTAAAAAATATGATGTAGCCGCCAGCCGCATCGGCCAAATCATCGAACAAGAGGAAGATTATGTTAGTACCACCAAAGATTAACAAGGCGGGAGATACACGCGGGTATGCAACACAAAAAACATGGTTCAAAGAATATATCCCATGGGTTCCATGTAAAACGTGTGGAAAATTTATCAAACAATGGCGGAACGCAAGTTCTAGGAAAAAATACTGCTCGATGTTATGCAGGAACGTGGGATATACGGGTAAAGACAATCCGAACTGGCACGGCGGAATAAAGACTGAAAATAAAAAAATACGGGATTCTGATGAGTACGTTGCTATGCGCCAATATGTAATGAAACGTGACAATTATACCTGTGTATCATGCGGACAAATTGGAGGAAAATTATTTGCTCATCATTGGTTCCCATTCTCAATTTTTGTGCAATATAGAATTGACGCAGATAATATGACGACATTATGTGAAAAATGTCATAGAAAATTAGATTTTTATTTACGCGCCAGATATGCTTAAATCCGCAAAACAAAAAGGAACTCGGCTTGAAAGAAATGTAGCTCAAAGATTGCGGGATACAGGATTAGATAAAGGGGCTCAACGAACACCATTGTCCGGTGCGATTCCATGGATGCGTGAAGATATTACTACGAAGCTCCCCATACATTTTGAGCTTAAAAATCGGGAAACATGGACTCCTCTTGCATGGTGGAAAGAAACAAAAGGTAAATGTGGAAATAAAATGCCCATTCTTGTTCTTTCCCGTAACGGAGAAGATATTTACGCCTTTCTCCATTTTGAAGATTTACTGACCACTTTAGATTATGCAAACAAAGGCGGATTTACGGTAATTCATAAATATGCAATTCCCAAAAAGCCCAAAGAACTCGCACTCGAAGAAACATCACAGTTAAAGTTTTCAAAGCTCGCACAGGTACACCGAAAAACAAAAATTGACAAAAGGACTATAATAAGACGATGAGGCCTATGAAGTGTGTGCTATGTCACAAAACTCATACGTCATTCGCCTGGCGCTATTCTTCCTATGAAAATAACTCCGGTATTCACGATGGATGGGTCTGCGAAAAATGGTTCCGCTCCACCGCCCCCGAGTTTGTCCCTGAAAGCATTAAAGAAGATAGACAGAAGTACTTTAACTCACTTCTCCAACCGACACGCGGCGGGGAGATATCCCGTGAGTATTTAGAGGCATACGGGAATGGACGACTAAAGGCTACAGAAAAAGAAATTAAAAACGCAAAATATACATGGCGAGATTTGCCTGGTTGGAGTAATAGGCATAAAAGCAAGTAAAGCCAAGATGTGTTATACTGCGGCATATGACAGATATACCGTGGTTAGAGAAATATAAAGGAGAAAAACACTCTACTTGGAAAGGCGGCCGTACAGTAACGGTTGATGGATATATTTCAATATGGAAACCTAGTCACCCATTCGCCAATAAAAATGGACGAATTATGGAACACCGATTGGTTATGGAGCAAAAAATCGGCAGATATTTACAGAAATATGAATGTGTCCATCATCTTAACGGCATAAAAATTGACAATCGAATTGAAAATCTTAAAATACTAACCAATTCTGAACATCGGACATTACATAATATAGGAAATAAGTTTGGAGTAGGAGGGAAGAGTTTTTTAGGTAAACATCATACGGAAAAACATAAAAAATATATGCGGAAAATAATGCTTGGAAGAAAGTTTAGTGCTAAAACTATTGAGAAGATGCGGCAATCCGCATTTAATAGATACAAATAATATGCCAAAAGGGGCTGTGGCAAAGCCCGAAGATTTAGCGGAATCTACCGCAGAAGGGAGTTTGCCGATGTGGACACCCGGAAATTTAATACGACACCGTCAAACCGGTGAGCCACTGCTTGTTCTCCATGTATACCGGATATGCACGATTGTGGCTCCGGTCAGTAGTACCGCTATGCTTATCCCCTCTTTTGTCCTCTTAGAACGGGAGTACCACTATTTTACCCGCGATACCGATGAGGAGAATACCGACCCCGTAAACTACGAGGGCAAATGGAAGTATCACCGGGTCAAAATGTAATATGACGCCACTTGATATAATCATAGTAACACTCAGCAACATAATCTGTGTGATTATCGGAGTATATGTGGGGAAAGGATACAAACCGCCGGATATCGAAGAGGTTACACGAGCTCTCAAAAAGAGAACGGGTACGGTTGGGACGATTGATAGGCCGAGTGCTGCAAAAGTTATCCAGTGGAGTAAGCCCACACAAGAAGAAGAAGATGAAAGTTTCAAGGAAAGTTTTATAAAACAAACAGGGAGGAAGCCGTGAGCACCCTCGACCGACTAAAGAAATGGGCCCGCGACCATGCAAAGAATCCAAATGCTATTATTAGAATGTACAAGAAGTGCAATGCAACAGAGAAGATATACTTCCTGCAGGAACTTAGCACTAAAGAGGGACAAGTGCTACTCAAAGGAAAATGATAAAATTGATTGCTGACAAAGTAATAATTCAAGGCCCGCAGATGGATGGAGGATATAAAATTATATTTTATGTCGGAGAACAGGAACAGCCCAATGTCATACAGTTGATGGCTGTCCCCCAACAAACGCTTATGAACATACAAATTGAGGCTAAAACGGAGGATTCATGGCAGACGAAAGCAACGGCGTAACCCCTCCTGTAAAACACATACCTATCACAGCATGGAAGCCCGGACAGTCTGGTAACCCTTTGGGTCGCCCTCCCAAGGGGCATACGCTCACCGACCTTATGCGACAAATACTGGAGGAGGACCCCGCGCGCAAACGCGCCCTCATGGTAACGCTTCTGGATATGGCAGCCAAAAAAGATATTGCCGCAATCCGGGAGGTACTCGACCGGCTAGAGGGAAAACCACTCATGTCTGTTGAACATCGGGAAATGGTCGGCGAGCCGGAGAATGTGATTATAGATACCGAACAAAAGAAGTGATATCATTGGCTGGTGACAAATAATTGTATTGTCTGTGGAAAATCCTTTAGAACCTATCTTTCTTGGGACAAAAAGTATTGTTCCAAAAAATGCTCTGACCCCATAACTTTATTTAAGACTGGACATATCAGTAAAGTTAATTCAACCTCATTCCGCGCCGGCCCAGCGCATCCCCGATGGAAAGGGTGGAGATATTGTGGTCGTGGAGGAAAATATAAAGAATTGCGTATGCCTACTCATCCTTATGCTAAACGTGGTTATTATCGGGAACATCGTTATGTCATGGAACAAAAACTAGGTCGTTATTTAACACCAGAAGAAGAAGTGCACCATATTGACGGCAATGGATGGAATAATGCACCTGAAAACTTGAGGTTAATTAAAAATAAAAGCGAACATGTAAAATTAGAACATAGGATTGGTACCTATAAACATATTCATGGATGACCCAAACCTTTCACAAATTGCCCATTTTCAAAAGAAACAAGAGTTAGCATGGCATACACTTCTTGACCCTAAGACTAAGTATTTACTATGGGGTGGTTCTATGGCGGGTGGGAAAAGCTACCTTCTTCGGTGGGCCGCGGTGGGCCTTGCAATGTATTATTGGGGAAAACATAAAATCTTTGGGGTACCAATAGGCTTATTCTCAGAGGACTATCCCACGCTCAAAGACCGACAAATCAGTCGTATGAAGCGCGAGTTTCCTCCGTGGCTCGGAGATTTACGGGATGATGCAATAAGTGGATTATCTTTTAAGCTCAAAGACAAGTGGGGCGGCGGCATTATCCTCCTTCGCAACCTCGATGACCCCGCAAAGTATATGTCTACTGAGTTTGCGGCAATTTTTGTAGACGAACTGACTCGAAACAATGAGCAGACGTTTCAGGATTTACGCAATCGTATGCGATATCCCGGTATAGAAGATGTAAAGTTTTTGGGTGTGAGCAACCCGGGCGGCATAGGTCATGGGTGGGTGAGAAAACTGTTTGTGGATAGGATAAATAACGACCCGGAGCGGGATAGATTTTATTATGTCCATGCAAATGTGTATGATAATAAGTATGTTTCGGAAACCTACATTAAACAACTTGAAAGCCTCCCGGAAAACAAAAAGAAAGCCTATCTCTACGGCTCATGGGATATCTTTGAGGGGCAGGTATTCACCGAGTTTAACCGAGTTATCCACGTCTGCAACCCCTTTATCCCCAAGGAGGGACTTACTCTCGTTGGAGGTATGGATTGGGGATACAATGCTCCAACGGTTCTGCTCCTCGGCGTATTTAAGCCGCAAAAACTGGAAGGGCTTACTTTCAATAAACTCTATATCTATAAAGAAATAGACGGCTCAGAGATGACCCCACGGCAATGGGCCAATGTGTATCACACACATTCTGATGTAGCCAAAGCCAAAATCTACGGCGACCCGGCAATGTTCAATAGACTTCAAGACACCAGTTTCTCTATCGCCGACCAGTTCAAGCGGGAGGGTCTGTATATATCAAAATCCACCAACAACCGACTAAACGGCATCACAACTATCCACAACTGGCTATCGCTTGCCCCCGATGGGGAGCCCTATATGATTGTTGCCGATAATTGTAGAAATCTTATCAAAACTATTCCTGAGGCGATGTATGACGAACACAACACTGAGGATGTCGCGGCCGACTGGCAGGATGACCACTGGTATGACGCCCTCCGGTATCTCACGGCAATGGTCAAATGGGTAGATGCAAAAAGCGGCGCGGTAACCAACAGAAGCCGCAACATCATGATACCGAAATACCAAATCGTCAATGACAAAGGTGATTATATATCGCTAGACCCCGCGAAGTTCGGGGAAATGAAAGGGAAACCATATTATAAACCTTGATATAATAATAAAGGTATGGTATAAACATATCATGAAATACATACCTCTGACGCGTCACAAGCGAGCAATTGTTGATGACGATGACTATTTAGAATTGTCAAAACACAAATGGAGCTTTGTTAATGCCCAAACAGGTTATGCGATGAGAATGCCACATAAAGAATGTATCTATATGCACCGCGTGATAATGAATTGTCCCCCAAATAAGATAGTAGACCACATCAATCATAATACCCTTGACAATCGGAAAAAAAATATGCGGATTTGTACACGTAAGAATAATCAACAGCACATGAAGTTAAGAGTAGACAATACATCGGGCTATATCGGAGTTTGGCATATACCAAATAACAAATCCCATCCATGGCGCGCAGGGACATTCTCTCATGGTAAATGTATACCTATTGGCAACTTCGCTACTAAAATAGAAGCTGCGCGAGCGAGAGATATCGCGGCGAAACAAAAATACGGAGCATACGCCACGTTGAATAACATATAGTTTGGTATACTTGAATAATGGATGTAACCATATTAGACAAAGCAAAAGATATCAAACTAACTTCAGTAATAATTAGTCCGCCAAAAGACGAAGATATAAAAAAAGTACGAATCTTTTTCTGCTTTAACTGTCAGAATCCCCTATTCCAGTACATAGGACAAGTAATTACTATCACCCCCGGAAGCACACCTCATGCACTTCCTATAATCCTGCGGTGCCATAGATGCGGGAATACCTTGGAAATCGTAGATATTGTGTAGAAACGCTGGTGGTATAATAAAAGTACCGTATGTTGCAAAATCCCTTTAACCTCCTTAAAGAAGTTTCTGTCGATAACCCCGTGCAACCCCGTGATGGCGTGGTGCAGGAGGCTGACCCGCTCTCGCTTGCTATAGAAGATAAGGAACTCCGGGAAGTGTTTGATAAACGCATTGCGGACGCAAAGAAGTTTTTTGAGGACCGTTATGAGCTCACCATGCGCCGGGAGAAGAACGAGCGGTATCTGTTCGGCCGTCAGATATCCCAGAATGAGAAAGCAAATAGATATCGTCCCTACGAAGCGAAGTATCAGGATAACGCCCTCTATGAGATAGAATCCTCCATAAAACCAATAGCGCTTTCCCGCTTGCCGGAAATGATTATAACCCCCGGCAACAATACCCAGGAGGCGCAGGAAACTGCCAAGAACCTCTCCCTTATTGTAAACACCGACCTGAAAAAGAGAGAGAACCGGCAGATATTATCCCTCGGCTTCAAACACCTCCCCGTATACTTCACCGGTATTGTGAAAGTGCGGTGGAATCCCGAGTCGGGAGAGTACGGGGACTACGAGTTTGAAATCGTACACCCGGAGAACATTGTGGTTGATGAGCAGTGCCCTACCAAGAACGCCGACGATATGGATTTTGTGTGCCAATACATGAAACTCACCGTGCAGGACTGTGTGATGCGATTCCCGGAGGCAAAAGAAAAGCTATTCAAGGAACTCACCAAGAGCGGCGTGAATGTGAAAGACGGTAACAACTGGAAAGCGATGGCCAGTACAATCAAAATCGCCGAGGTGTGGTTTACGTGGTACGTGAAAAAGGCTGATGATAAGGAGAATAACCTTTATGAGCGCGTGGAGGGCGTGATGTGGAAGTATGGGGATGTCATTCTCAAGAAGATGCGTAACCCTAATTTTGATTATGAGGGCCAGGAAAAGTATTTTACCTACGAGGTGCCCGGTGATAAGTCTACCCGCCGCGAGGCGACCCCCGAAGAGTTATCGCAAGCAGCGATAGTAGGAATAATCCCGGATAACTTCAAGAAAGAGAAAACATACCGGAACTACTTTGATGCGCCCCGCAAACCATTCTACTTCTTAGGGTACGACCAATGGGGTAAGGTGGCTTACGATGAAACCTCACGTATCGAGCAGAACATCTACAACCAGGAGAACATGGACGCTATCGGCAAGAGAGTCATAGAAAAACTCAAAGACCGCGGCAAGCATACATTCTCTAAAGACTCAGGACTTCAGGGCAAAGACATCGAGCGCATGGACCTCAACAACCCCGACCAAGACCTGCTTGTGGATGGGGATGTTAATAAAGTACATGGATATATCCCCCCTATCGAACCTACCCAGCAGGAGTTTGCAGAACTCAAAAATACGAGAGAGCGCATGTTTTCGGTGGCGGGTGCGACTAATCTTAATGGACAACTGCAAACGAACGTCGCAACCTCAAATCAAATTGCCCGGGAAGCAAACTACACCCGCGTGGATGACCTCACCGAAGATACAATAAACGCGGCCGCCGAGTGGATGGCTGACAACATCATGCAGTTTATAAAGCTGCGCTACACCGATGAGCACATGCGGAAATTACTTGGCGCTAAGGGCTCTATCACATTCATTAAACTGACGAGTAACATGATTGAAGAGGGCATGGAGGTAAATATCAAAGCCTCCGGCACTGATAAGATACAGAGCCAAAATAATGCCATGCAAATGGCAAAGATGAAAATGATAGACCCGCTCACGTTCTTTGAAGATATGGACTTATCCGACCCCGAGGGCAGAGCTGAGAAACTCATGATGTTCATGCAAGACCCCGCCGGGTATCTGATGACCTATGTAAATCACCAGACAATAGAGGACATGGCACAGACCGTCATTAACGCCGAAACGCCACCGGCCGGTATGGAACCACAGGGCGCCGCACAAATCGGCGCTCCTACTCCCCCTCCCGCAGGGCCAACACCAACAAATACCGCACAAGTCGCAACACAGCCGCCGACAGGAGTCGCGGCGAGTCCTGCAAATGGCATGTTATAATTGGAATATGAGCCACTTAGTACTTCGCAGAATCAACGGTAAATGGAGAATGTTTAACAAGCATACCAAAAAGGTAGAGGGCCCCGCTATGGCTCACAAAGAAGAGGCCGCTATCGCCACACATAAAAAGGATATCGGTGAAGATAAAGTATTTGATAAGAGTGTGGAGGAAGAGCACAAAGAGCACCCGGAGTTCTCCAAAGCGTCAGCCAAGAAAATTGCAATCGACCATGAAAAGATAAAAGCAAAAGGCAAGAAACCGGCAGATGAGAAGGGAAAAGGCGGAGGTAAACCAAAGAAACGATTGTGGAATAAAGGCTTCGCAAAAGAGGAGCCCAGCTTTGGAGCAGGTAAGGGCTCAGGAAAAATGTCCAATCCAGAAGAGTTTAAGAAAGCCATGAAACGCCCCGTGACCTTCAGCCATTGGACAAAAGAACATCGGGAAGCCATAGCAAAAAAAACTACTAAATGGGAAAGCAAATATAAATATCCTCCCCCCGGCTATTCCAAAGACTCCGCAAAAGAAGAGGCAGAGTTTAATGAGAATGCCGACTACGACCGCTATGCCGATGAACAGGCAGAAAAAAGGAATAAAGGAAGAGGAGCGGGGCCAGTGTTTCCTGGTGGCCCATATCGTGAAACATTAAAAGAGTCGGGAATGGAAGATTTGGGTAAAACAGCAGATGGTGGGCGAATCTTTAGAGATAAAAAAACAGGAAAAAGGGAAATCTGGTTCGCAAATAAACGTCACGCAAGTTCGGGTATACGTCACAGAGGAACTGATTGGGAGTTTGCTCGTAGTGAGGGCCGTGGTGGCTCCGATATGTCCAACATGACCTACAAGAAAATAGGAAGTGGTGTCACCATGAATAAGATGCACCCTATTATCTCCGGCGGCCGTATGCGAAAACATGACCGGTATGCAACCAGCGGAAAAGGTGGAGGCAAAGGCCAATGCTGGGCAATGGGTTCCGGCGGCGACCATTCTTTCAAAGACGGCAAATGCGTACATTGTGGATGCAAAGGCATGGGAGAGGGAAGAGGAAGCGATAGTGGAGATGAAATGCGAGCAAAAATGCGCGAACAAAATAAACGCTATTCTATTGTCCGATTTTATGCACCAGGCTCACGGAGTCGAAGAAGAGTCATCAATACAGGATTAACCCTCGAACAAGCGCAAAAGCATACAAACGACCCTACAACACGAAAAGAAGGCAAATGGTTCGACAGCTATACGGAAGAGTAATTATAAAAAATTAAGGAGGAACTATGTTCAAACTCGGTGGCAGAGAAAAAGATATAAAAGCAAAGCGATTAGGATTCGGTGGCGGCAAAATGGGCAAAGGATGTATGGGTAAAGGCTCCGGCGGCGCACATCACTATGTCGATGGGAAGTGTGAACACTGCGGAGTAGCACTCAATGAACCCGTGGTAAATACGAGAACCAATGCGGGGCCGAATGAGTCAGCAGACCGCGGTGGAAAACACGATATAAAATACCCGCACGAAAGAGAATAATATGCAGTTCAAACTCGGAAAACACATGCAACCCGCAGACATGATGCGGCAAGAAGGGGAACGGGCCGCACGCAAATCTCAGCGACGAAACGCGTTCCGGGAACTCAAAAACTTCGGGAAACACGCGGATGAAGAGCGGAAAAAACTGGAAGGGCAAAATGGCCCCCCTGATTCTTATTCTGAAAGAGATAAACAAATATGGCGGGATGAACATAAAGGAGAAGGCCGTGGTGGTACTCCCCCGGCAGGTCATCACAGCGCCGCATACTGGCAGAGCTGGGCAAAACAGGAACATAAAAGCGATACCGCGGCAAAGAATGAATACTCCCAAGGTGAAAACGCCATAGAGCGCAAAATCCCCAGTGAATCAACACCCGGCAAGGAATATCGCGTATGGGGAGAAAAAGGGAATATGCACTGTTCCTGCCCCTCATTCACCTATCGGAATACCTGCAAACATGTGCAATCCTTGGGTGAAGAAGGGCCGAAGCGTAAACTCAAATACGGCCGGAATTACTACTATCCCTCGAAATAACATTTGATTTGCTATACTGTATAGATACAGGAGGATTTACCCTATGGCACGCAAAAAACAGGTAGATTATCAGGAAATACAGGAAACCCCGCTTGACCAGATTATCGGGGAAGCTTCAGAAGAAGAGAAGCCCGATGATGAAACCATAGAAGCATCCTCAGATGCAGAGGGGAATGAAGTAGAAGTACCCGAAGAAGAAGTCGAGGAAGAGATAGAGTTTGACCCCACACAGTTTGCCGCAGACCTCGAGAAGAAGCTCGGCGACAAGTTTACCCAGATTTCTGAGGATACCGCCAAGAAAATCATGGAAGATGCCATGAAGAAAGCACCTCCCCAAGAAGCGGCGAAAGAAGAGCCCCTGATGAGTCCCTGGCAAAAAGAGGGCCGCACGCCGAAGGATTACGAAGAGATAGCGGATTGGGCTATGGAGAAAAACAGAATCCTCTCCGAGCGTAAATCCGCGGCGGATACGGCAAAATCACAGGAACAAACAAAAGCCCAGGAAGATTACAATAAAGCACAGATTGATAACTTTAATAAGTATACCGCCGGACAATTGAACGACTTACGCACCGCAGGGAAAATACCCTCCGTGAAGAATCCCAACAATCCCGATGACCCGGGTGTCGCGGCCGAGCGGGAACTCCTAGAGATAATGCTCGAGGTAAACCAAGAGCGGGTAAAGACAGGGGAACTCCCTATCTACTCCATAAAAGAGATATTCTATGAGCACCTCCCGGAGGATGAGGATATAGAGGAACCCGTACAACAGGTTGCCGGTGCCGACGCCCCGGTTTCCGCCGGAAGAATGCCCGTAGGCGGCGAAGATAAGGAAATCAGCTATACGGAAATACACAAAAAGCCTCTCACGCAGATAATTATGGAAGGCTTACGAGGCAAGAGCCAATAATTGGTATGGTATAATATCCTTAATAGGACTTTACTAGGAACTTTATCCTCATTGACACCCCTAGAATATAGATTTCTAACAAGGAGGCAATTATGGCGTATGACGGCGCTACATTCGGGCCACGTGTCGACAATTTCACGTACCAGAAGATTTATGCGAAAGTTGTCGATAACATATTAAACAGTCCGACTTTGGTTTCCCGTTTCATGGGAAAAGCGAAACCGTTTGTCGGGAAAACGATGGATTTCACCGTTGATATCGCAGCGGATACTCAGGGACAATGGTTCAATGGACTGGAAACGCTCGATGCGTCAGCCGTGAATACCACAATCCCGCTTTCGTTCGCTCAGACAAATTTTGAGCAGCCGAAGGTATCGGTGATGGTAGAAAGTTTCGCGAACAGCGGTTCACAGCAAGCGATTCCGCTTGATGTGTTTAAGTACGAGAAAGCACTCGCACAGGCATTACAATCCCTGGGAACCGCTTTCTATGGTACGGGAGTCGCCAATCAGATGAACGGACTTGGGAACATTGTTCTCGATTCCGGGACAATCGGTGGACAAAGCAGAGCCACGTATCCGTCATTGGATGCGTATGTTCTTGCATCTACCGGAACGCTTACTCTCGCCAAGATGGCACAGGTCATCGACAACGTGAGTGCAGCGGGTCTGAGAAGCGAAGAGCCGACCGTTTTGGCTACAACCAAAGCAGTCTGGTCACTCTACGAATCATTGCTCGCCCCGACCGTACGACATCAGTACACGTCGTTTGGCTACAATGCAATGAGTATTCGCGGAACGCGAATCTCAGCGAGTGAAGAGAATCTAGCGGGTGGACAGGGATTCAATGCCCTTACCTTCCGTAACTTCCCACTCATCAAGGACGATTTCTGCACAAGCGGAAATATGTACTTCCTCAACGAGAACTATCTGTTCTACGCAGGTCGTACACAAGTCCCTGAAGATTGGAAAGGGTTCTTGGAGAAAGTGAATCTGGGTACCATGAAAGCCTATGAAGGAACCGGCGCAGAAGCGTTGGATTTGCCTTCTGAGTACAATGGCTGGTTCTACCAGAAAGAAATGGTTATGCCGACCCAAGCAGGGTCTATCGGACGGGTGTATGTCATCGGACAACTGATGACCGACCAGCCGAGGCGTCAGGGAGTTTTGACAGGGATAACCGGTGTGTGATGTCCAGTTAATTATGGTATGATGATGGCATGAAACACTATCACCATACGATAGAAGCTCGGTTAAAAATGTCGATAGCCCATAAGGGCAGGACTTTAACAAAGGAACATAGGGATAAAGTTATAAAGACTTTACGCTATGGTCAAAAGGGAGAAACAAATCCGAATTGGAAAGGTGGCCGCACCCTGAATACGGAAGGATATATCTGGATAAAAAATCTAGAACATCCTTATAAAAACGCATTAGGATATGTAGCGGAGCACCGTCTAGTAATGGAAGATAAGCTGGGAAGGTATTTACTTCCAAGTGAAGTCATCCATCACCTAAACGGAAATAGAACGGATAATCGAATTGAAAATCTGCGTTTAGTAACGGCTATAGAGCATGCAGATATTCATTGGAAAAATCCAGAAGCACGGAAACGTCAGTCCCTTTTTATGACCGAGGTTCGAAAAAATAAGTACTGGAGTACACGGAAAAAATTATAAAAACATTTAACAAAGGAGATACCTATGAGTGGATTATCAGGCGGTCCTTTTATCGGGGCAGCTGACCTCTACACATCTGTTGTAGACCAAGGCGGCCCGGAGTTAGGGCAGTATATTGCGGGGCAAGCCGGAAAAGGCTATCGCTTCGTGAAGGCTGGAGTGTCAGCACTCGTCGTCGGCAACCTTTTACAGGGGCCAGCGGCAGACGCACAGTTTGACGACATGGCGGTAGGTACCGCAGGAGTTGTTGGTGATATGTTTCTAAAACTCACCAATGGCACCACAGTATTAACAGGTGGGGAAATGACCGGAGGCATTGCGTATGTTTCCGTCAATAGTGCAACCGGCACAAATCTTGGGCAGGAGTACACCATTACAGGGAACTCAGCCGCAGGAAATGGCGGAGCGCTGACTGTCTATATCGATAGACCGCTCAGAACTGCACTTACCGTATCAACGTCAAAGGTTACGTTGAAGCCGAGTCCATACAATGGGGTGTTGCAGGCTATCGCCACGACACTTACCAACGTTCCGGTCGGTGTTGCAATCTTTCCGATTGCAGCCAGCCAATATGGTTGGATTCAGACCAAAGGACTCTGCTCAGTATTGGCAGATTCCACATCCATTATCGCCGGAAGCGCGGTAACGGGGGCATCTGGAACAGCAGGAGCGGTAACGCTTCAAGTTGCTGGATTTCCGGGAGTCGGGTCAGCTTTACGAGCAGCCTCCAGCGGGAAACCGTTGCCGGTCATGTTACGCTTAGATTAAGGAGGATTATGAAAATAGATGAACAAAAAAAAGTTGAAGAGCCGAAAGTAAAGGAACCGAAAGTAGAGGTTCCAGCAGTAAAAGTATGTCCGACATGTGACGGAACAGGTCTGAAAGACCAGACACATCTGTGTCCTACATGCTTAGGGTCAGGCAAAGCAGTTTAACAGTTCATCCGGCTTCTCAGGGCAGGGGGGAGCCGGAATGAGCCATTAAGCTCACGCCTTTGACGAATATCCTAGTCAAGCTAGGTGGAATCAGGAAGGCTTATAAGGAGGAAACGTGACAGTTTATATTGAGGATTATGTGCCAGTCGTTAAATATCAGGGATTAAATACTGCTCAGGCAGTAGATTTCTCAGGAGCTGCAACAGCAGCACTCCCGGCGGCTACAACGGTAGGAGGTTCAGCTATTACTGGACTTGGTTCTATTACCGCAACCACAGCAACAGCATTTACTGTGGCATCAACCGCAAGCAATTACGGTCTGCAGGTTGATGAGTCGACATCAAGTGCTATTACAGGTATTAAGGTCAAAGCAGCCGCATCCGGTGGTGGTGTTGCTATCTCGGCCCTCGGCGGAGCAGCAGAGGCCATTACCATTGATGCAAAAGGGACCGGTGGCGTATCGATTAATGCAACGGGTTCCGGCGCAGTAACGCTGGGCCGCGCAACAACGATAACGACCGGTGACCTCACCGTTACCAATGGAAGTGTTATTGTATCGGCAAACGCAAAAGGCCTTTCCTTTACGGGTACCGGTACAAACGGTGGCTTATTGACGAATCTGTATAATGCAGCAGCCAGTACATTATCCGGGACGAATGTTGATGTGAAGATTATGATAGGTGCAACGCCCTATTACTTTACTGTTTATCCGACAAAAGCATAATACATTGCTGTTTCCATAGCGCTCCTACAAGCGCTATGATAAGGAGCAATATATGGCATACAAACACATTACAGATAATACCGCGACCGTTGTAGACTCAGGGTCTATCGGGAAAGCAGTTATTCAGGTAAATGCTGCTCTCACCGGCTCCATAACTATCTACGATGCTGTAGGGAGCGATACTTCGCCCGTTGTAGCCGTTATTACTAATCCTACCGTGGGAAGCCGTTTTGTATATTCGGGCCTCTCCACAGGTTTCAAAGTAGTGGCTTCAGGCACCTGCGATATTACCGTGCAGACCACGAGTTCCTTCAACTAAACAGAGTTTTCAATCCATTTGTTATACTATCTTCATGACCTCTCTCTGTGTCGGTGTTCCCAATGGCGGTACGATTAAAACCCAGACTGTTGCATGCCTCATGCGCCTCATAGAACTTGGTATCCCCCTCTACTTCTCCATGCCCATAAGCGGCTATTCCATATACAACAGGAATAAGACCGTGGAAAAGGCAAAGGAGATAGGCGCCTCTCACATAATGTTTATTGATGGAGATATGCTATTCACGCCCTCTGATGTCAAAACTCTCCTCATGCACAAGAAACTCATAGTCGGGGCCAGTTATCACATGCGGGATGCAGATGGATATACCGTACAATTGTTGAAAAACAATTCATTCGTTCCTTTCGATGGGAAGTTCAAAGGACTCTTCGAGTGCGGGGCGGTAGGCACCGGATTTATGCTCATCGATATGCACGTGTTTGATAAATTACATGCTCCCTCTTTTGATACCGAGTTTATCGGCGAGGACTTCTGTACAGAGGATGTCTACTTCTGTAAGCGCGCTATCATGGCCGGATTTAAGATTTGGTGTGATAGCTCACTCACCATCGGGCATCTCGGCAGTAAGATTTATTAAAAACATTGCGTTTGATAGAATATACCTATGATAGATTTATCCCAGGAAGAGTTGAAAATCTTGGTTTCTATTATGGATAGCGTCAATTTCAAACTTATTGATGCTCCAAAGGTACTCCCATTGCGGCAGAAACTCTATGACGCAGTTGTACCGGAGAAAGTAGAAACCGTAGCACCAGCAAAACCTGATAATACAATTAAAAGTTAAAGGAGGCCACTATTATGGCAGACAATACCAGTTTACAGGGTGAGGCGTGGCATAATGAGCAAAGGCGTCGGAGTCAGGACCTTATCCGCGTGAAAAACCCCACGGACAAGGATTTTATACTCATTTATGAGAATGAGCGCTTTATTATCCCCTCAAAATACAAGGATATCGGCTATGGCCCCGGCCAGCGGGTCATGCAGCGGTACTTAGCTGAGAGATATACCACAAAGATAGTAGACCAGCTTATATTTGGTGAGGCTGACCAGAAGCTAGAGGCTACAAAAGAGAAGCTCATCAAACGGGGAGCCACGGATATTGAATATAACGCGAATATGGAACTTATGTCTGTCAAAGGAATGCGAAGTGATAACCCGGATGTACGAAAACCTCTGGAAGATGATATTTGGATGGGCATAGAGGAAGAGTTTGGGGTTGATAAGGATTATATAACCCCGGACGCTCCAAAGCCGATGGAAATGGTAGACCCATTCGCCAGACTCAAGGACAAACGTGTTTCGGAGGCAGTAAAAACCGTATCGCCCATACAGGAACAGCCAGCCCAGCTCCCGAAACAGTTTACTAATGTGCCGAAGAAGCATGACTTATCGGAGGTTTCAAAGTGACCGTGCGTCAATTTGTATCAGGACTCTTTGGCTTCCGTATCAAGGACGGCATAGGAGGCTGGGATGATTTTACGACCAGCATGGAGAAGAGTGGCACATGGAGCATGACCGGTAGTCCCCGAAAGTTTCAGGCAATAATTGTAGAACTCTTAAAACGAGTAGAAAGGCTTGAATATGAACGCGACATCGCACCCTACGAATCCAAACAGCCCTCAACAGGAGGAAGTAGTACCGACCATAACCCTGTTTAATCCGCTGAAAGACGATTTCCTTTATTTCTGGTTCGATGATGACATGAAAGGTCATCCGCTTACTATCCCCTCGTTGGAGATAGCAGTATTTCCCAAAGCGCAGGGTGACTTCATGGCGAAGCATCTCACCGACCGCATTGACCAGCAACGCGGGGGACAGGAAAGCATAGATATCCGCCGGGCAAAGATTATGGAAGAAATAATAAAATGACCACGGAATCCATACAAAAGTTGATGAATGAACTCATTATCGCCCTCACGGATTTTAACTCATGGGCAAAAGACACTATTCGAGAGCAGGAAAATCAACTATTAAAAGTAAAAGAAAGACAGCACGACCTCGATGTCCGCATGGGGAAAGTGCAAAAGATGGAGAGTGATGTCGAGCAGGAGAAAAAGTATCTTATCGCCATCCGTGATGAACAAAAGAAGAAAGATATCGAACAACTAACTTTTACGGCAAAACGCCGGGAGATAGATGAACAGATGGGTAAGTTATTTGAGCAGCGGAATCATATCGCGGCCGAGCATAAGAGCCTCGATATGAAAATACAGGACGAGCGCACGGCCATGCAGACATTAGAGTTACGCCGGAAAGAGTTTGATGAACTCAATGAGCGGAAAATTGCCATTGCCATGATAAATGACGACCTCAAGAAGCGGGAAGCGGCCGACGTCGAGCGCAAAAAGGTACTCGATGCCCGGGAACAGGTACTCGCCATGCGTGAGGCGAGGATACAACGGTACGCGGATATGAAATAGTGGTGTTATAATAAGTACATGGCGCAGGCAGTTTATGATTCCAACTATGTTCACTCCGTTCTTGGCGTTTCTTCAGTTGACGGAAAAACTCCCGTCGCTATTATGGCCGACCCCTTTACCCATGCCCTCAAAACCACGACCAATGCAACAGGATTTGGTATTACCGGACTGGCGCGCAGGGATGAAAATCATGTAACGACGCTTATTTGTGCGTCAAGTGCAGACGGCACCATGCCTATCGCAATTTATGCAAATCCGACAACACAGGCATTATTTCTAAAAATAATATGAAACACTTTTGCATTGATTGTCATAAAGAGAAAAGCGTATTTGGAATACGATGTTTATCCTGTTCTAATAAGAAAAAGTGGCAAGATGCAGATTATAGAAAACACATGGAAAATGTGCATAAGGTAATACCTGAAAATCTAGAAAAATTGATTACATATAGCAAATCCGAAAAAGGACGGCAGGCCATGAGTATCCGCATGAAAGGAAAAATTGCATGGAATAAAGGGAAAAATATGCCAGAAATAGCAGGAGAAAATGCTTATCAATGGAAAGGTGATAATGCAAGTTATCGTTCATTACATAGGCGACTTGGAAAAACTCCTCCATGTGATTATTGTGGTTCACTCGGCGGGAAACACGGAAATCATTGGGCGAACCTTACTGGTAAATATGCGGATATGACCGATTATCTTCCGCTTTGTCCCAAGCATCATAAAGCATACGATACTAAGAAATTATTTATTTGGGAAATCCCAGAAAGTCAGAGGATAGAACAATAAGTGAAGCTAAAAGAGATGCTAATTTTGTAACCACACTCCTCGGAGTGTCCGATGTTGATGGCATTACGCCCGTTGTCATCTGGGCTGACCCTACAACGCATGCGCTTCTTGCCACAAGTGCAGGTGCGGGCTCGGGCACAGTAACCTCCGTCGCAGTCACCACAGCAAATGGGGTATCCGGTTCGGTCGCCGACCCGACCGGGAACGCGGCTATTACCCTTACCTTAGGTATTATTACCCCGACCTCCGTCAATGGACTGACGCTTGCATCGCAAACAGTCGGATTTACTATCGCCGGTGGTGCTACACCGAAAACATTGACGGTTCCCCTTGATGCGACCGTATCGGGGAATAATACCGGCGACCAGAGCCTTGTGGGACTCGTTACCACAGACCAAACAGTAGGACAAACAATAGGATTAACGGGCGCACGACTGACAAAGTTATGGGCAACAGATATAACAGCAACAAATGCGATTGCCGGGAGTATTACCGGGAACGCGGCAACCGCTACAAATCTTGATGGCGGCAACAATACAACATTACTCGGAGCCCTCCCCTATCAATCAAACGTGAATGTCACATCACTCCTGTCCCCTAATACGACTATTGGACAAAAGTTTCTCGCTATGACCGGGGACGGAACGAATGGTGCTGCTCCCTCATGGCAAACGGTTCCCGCTTCAGGTGTTCCCTATACGGGAGCTACTGCCGACCTCAATCTGGGAGTACACAATCTCCTGACAACCGGCGATGTGGGCGCAACCGGTTCCCGTGTCACCCATGGATGGTTTACCGATATTACCTCTACAAATGCCATAGCAGGGTCAGTCACAGGCAATGCGGGAACGGTGACAGGAGCTTCTATAACCGCAGGGAAAACGCTCACGGTTTCCGATAGTGCGACAATCGCCACAGGTTCAGTAGCGCTGGGAAATGGTAAAACACTGACACTCAGCGATTCCACGACCCTCAATACCAATGCGATAACGCTTGGTGGTGGTGAGGTTATTACATTCTCAGCATCAAACGCGCTCTCACTTTTAACGACAGGCACAACCGCTTTCACGTTCCCCGCGGGGACTGTTTCCATGGCGGCTCCGGGGACTAGCGGAAACGTGCTACAATCGGACGGAACAAACTGGACGAGCGCAGCACCGGCACCGGGAGGCGACCCATTACAAATGCAGATTTTCTTTTAAGGAGGAATTATGGCTAGTTTCAAAAAAAGGATTTTGTCAGGTTCAACAAACGGTATGCCCATTAAGGTTGTTGCAACGGCAACAACGGGTACTACAATACATACAGCGGTTAGTGGTACGACTGCAGGGACGTATGATGAGATATGGTGCTTTGCCTTCAACTCATCTGCCTCAGCAGTAACCCTTACGATAGAGTTTGGCGATACGACAGCGCCCGACCACAACATCGTCTGTACGCTGGCGGCACAATCAGGGGAACAACTGGTTGTACCGGGCTTCATTCTGCAAAACGCCAAGGTCGTTACTGCTTTCGCATCATCAGCTAATGTGGTAACAATTGGTGGCTTCGTAAACACCCTTACAGATTGAGGTAACTTATGGCTGCAGTTCAGGTTTTAGTTGTCGCAGGAGGTGGAGGCGGTGGTGGGGGTCAAGGTGGCGAACAATATGACGCAGGTGGTGGTGGTGGGCAAGTTACCTATAATGCCTCATTGAGTGTTTCTTCTACTAATTATTCAGTTGTTGTAGGTGGTGGGGGAACTGCGGTGCATAATTCTCCAGGCGGAACTGGCGTCACAAGCTCTTTCGGGAGTTTATCTGCAACGGGTGGTCAAGGTGGTCAATTAACTGGTGTTGGTGGGGCTAATGGAGCAGCAACTCATACAGGAGGAACTTTCGCCGGAGGCGGGGCGGGTGATGCAGCAAATGGTTCAAATGGAGTGACATTTAATAACGGAGGAAACGGGGGTGATGGAACCTCTAATTCAATAACTGGTTCAGCGGTTTATTATGCAGGAGGCGGTGGTGGGGGTGGCGGAACAACAAATGGAAGTGCAGGACAAGGAGCAGTTGGTGGTGGAGGGAGTGTTTCAGGATTAAGTCCAGCAACAGGAACAACAGGGAAAGTTATTGTCCGATATACTACCGCACTTTTCGGAACCTGTACGGGAGGAACGATAACAACAAGTGGGGCAGATACCATCCACACATTTACAGCAGACGGAACATTTGGATGTATAGTTTTACCAACAACCAATTACATTAGAAAATATCGTAGACTAAGTTTTCAATAATATGGCGGCACAAGAACTTTACACCACCCCACTTTTTTCAGACGCAAACCTCGTCTATTACTACCGTTTAGAGGCAAACTCCAATGACGCAAAAGACTCCAATAACGGGACAGATACATCCATTACCTACAACGCTTCCTATGGGAAGTTTGGACAGGGTGCGTTATTTAATGGAACGAGTAGTCATATAACTTTTGGAAGCAGTACGCCTCCGACAAATGTAACGCTTCACGCATGGTTTCAGTTAAATGGAAGTCCCTCAAATAATGAAACTATTTTTAATTGGGGAAGTGGAACACAATATGAACACACATATATCGCATGGGGAGCTTCTACTTCTTATGTAGTTCGTGAGATATATGACGCAACAAATTATACTCGTTGGGACTCTGCCACATTCGCTACTGATACAAATTACCACATGATTGACGTGCAACAAACTGCGGCAACAACACCGCTCTGTTATGTGGATGGGTCGCCTCTTACGTTTACCCTGAATACGGGGGGTTCTGCGGGACGGATAGGGTCAGCAACTTTTATCGTAGGCTATCAGAATTGGAACGTAGATTGGTATTTTAAGGGTAATTTAGATGATATTGCGATATTTAGTCGGGTACTCACCAGTACGGAGATAGGAAAATTATTTAACGGATTTGCTGTCGTTACCACCAATTACCTCAAAGACTACCGAAGGGAGAGTTTTTAGATATGGCAAACGTAGCAGTTCTCGTTGTTGCAGGAGGAGGAGGGGGAGATAATGGTAATTTTAGCGGTGGGGGTGGTGCGGGCGGATTTCGGTATGATGCTACGCATACAATCTCAACTGGTACATATCCCGTTACCGTTGGTGTCGGTGGTTCACCAGGGTCAAGTGGTGGCAATTCCGTTTTTGATACCATAACTGCAACGGGAGGGGGAAGAGCAGGAAGTCAGGGCAATGCGCGTCTACCTGCAACGGGTGGTTCTGGCGGCGGTGCGGGAGGAGATGTTTCACCGAATGAAACGGGAGCCGCGGGGAATACCCCCTCAACGAGTCCTGCACAAGGTTCAGCTGGCGGTAATGGTGCAACAGATACATCAACATATAGAGATGGAGGCGGTGGTGGGGGTGCTACAGCAGCAGGAAGTAACGGCGACACAAGCGGGCATGGAGGAAACGGGGGAAATGGAACTTCAAACTCTATTACAGGTTCAGCCGTAACCTATGCGGGTGGCGGTGGTGGAGAGGGTACATTTATATCAGGAGGAACTGGAGGCGCTGGAGGCGGTGGTGGAGGTGCTACATATTTAGGTACAGCAGCAACAAGCGGAACAAATGATTTGGGCGGTGGCGGGGGAGGTATGGCAACGGGGACTTCTGGTTCTGGAGGGTCGGGAGTGGTTATTATACGCTACGCTACGTCATCAGGGACGGCTACGGGTGGCACGATAACCACAGACGGAGCGTATAAGGTACACAAGTTCGTTCTTGCTGATACGGGAACTAATTTCGTGTTTACGGAAGTTCCCGCAACCACCAATTACCTTTCCTCTTACCGTAATGACCGATTGAGCTTTGGGTAGTGGTATACTAGAAATATGAGAATGTCGTACTCAGATTTGAAATCTCAGTATCTCCGTAACATAGGGATGGACGGGAGTGTGGACACGGCTATCCTCGCCGATTTCAATGCGAATCTCGGGAGCCGCTATCAGATGATACTCGCCCGTATGCGGGACTATGAAACGCAAAAGGATATTACGCAGACAACCGTCGCAAATCAACAGTATTATCAATACCCTCCGGGTATCGTAAACATTGAAGGTGTTGTTATAACTATCGGGAACGTACACTACCCCATGACCGTTGTAAACTCACAGTGGCAATGGAACTGGCTCAATGCACTACAGGTCCAGCCGACTGCTATCCCGCAATTCATCTTGCCCCGTCAAAGTGATTACGGGATTTATCCTATCCCGCAGACAAACGGATATTCCATTACATTCAGTTACCACTACCGTGACCGAAATCTAAGTGTTGAGGATTACCCCACAGGCTCCGTGACCGTTACCAATGGAAGTGCTACGGTCACCGGCTCAGGGACGACATTCATCCCTGCGATGGCCGGACGGTGGTTCGTGGTATCAGATGTAACAAACACAGGTCAGGGATACTGGTACAGAATAGCAGCGGCTCCCGCCGCGGGTACATTAACTCTGGAGGCTCCATATAACGGGGCCAGCGGTGCTACACTCAGCTACCGTGTCGCTCAGACTCCTGAGATACCTGAAGAGGGTCATATTCTTCTGGTAGACGGTCCTACAGCAGACTTCTACTCCGGGATACGGCATGATATAGAAACAGCTACATGGTATAACAATAAGTTTTACACCGGTGACGGACAAAACGCCTCACGGGACTACGGCCTCGCAACGATTACCGGCGGGCTTATCGGCCTTTACAATCAGTACACCGATAGGAATACGGAGCGCGTCATCGACCGAAAAAAGAAAGTATATCCTTTTTTGGACCAAGTATGGGGACTCACATTAAGCAACTCGTAATATGGCAAAGAAAATTAAAGAGTACACGGCATTTTTTGAAGGAATCGCTGACTTCAATAAAACCGGCGGACCTGCTAGTTATGCACGCGGCCGCTCTGTAGATACACGCACCGATACCCGGAGCGCCCAACTTCTCCCCCGAACGTTAAAGGAATCCGCAACGGTTATTACCGATTTGCCAAAATGGATTATCTATCCTCCCACAACATGTAATCAAACTTTCATTTATGGAGATACCGGTAACTTTTATATCCGGGATACCAATGGGAATTATACGTTCCAGCGTCAAATACCTAATTCCCACGGAAATGGCTTGGGGTGGTTCGGTGAGGATAACTTTATGTATTACACGAGTGATACAAAGGTGGGCAGATATGGGCCGGTATGCGGAAGCGCCCCTACATTCGTTGATGACTTTTTTGGTTCCCAAGGGGGAATTAGAACTAATACGAACTCTCTGGAATTACTGAGAGCAAGCAGTCAATACGCATCAGCCACTACAGCCGCGACACTGGAAATTGCCGGAAATCTCAGCTTAGAACAACAGATATATCCCTATACGCTGCCGGCGGCAACAGAGTCCTACACACTCCAATCAAAATGGAATGAAAACGGAAACCTGAGAAGTTATAAGTTTGATATTGTTCCCGTATCAAATTACTTTGGAAATGGTAGTGATGGCGCCCTTACCATATCTGCCGACACCACTGATGCACCGATTGATAGCGCATGTTCCGGCACCATAGGAGAAAATACGCTTACGGCGACAAACGCTTCTTTCTCGGTAGGACAGGTTATTTATATTCATCAAACGCAGGGAACGGGAGCGGGAGCATGGCAAAAGACATCCATTCAGGCGTATACAGCGGGTACCATTACAACATCCGATACCCTCAATTTCTCCTATAGCTCATCATCGGGAAATAAAGCACAGGTACTGGTGATGAAGCAATATACCAATGTAACGGTAAACTCTGGGAAAACATGGTCGGCAAAAACATGGAATGGTACGACTGGAGGAATCCTTGCCTTTCTTGCTAATGGTACTATAACCGTTCCGGGAACAATTAACGCTTCGGGCAAGGGTTTTCGAGGAGGGGCTGGAGTGAATCATTCTACAAATGGTATTCAGGGCGAAGGTCAGTTAGGCGCAGGAACAACGAGTACTGCGGCAAATGGACAGGGGGGCGGTGGAGGAGGAAATGGAGGAAACTTTGCTGCCGGAGGCGGAGGAAATGGAACAGCAGGAAATAATTTTTCCTCCGGAGCTTCTGGGGGCTTTGGTGGAGAATTAAACGGAACAACTGATTTAACAACTATGCTTTTTGGTGGCGGTGGAGGGTCTGGGGCGAACTTCATGGTAGGAGGAACATCAGGTGCCGGAGGAACCGGCGGAGGTATTATATTTGCTTCAGGAATAACGGTAACGGTAACGGGTAGCATGGTAAGCGACGGAACAGATGGAGGAAATCCCATCGGAGGAGATGGAACATCAGGGTCATCCGGAGGAGGAGCGGGAGGGTCAATCCTTTTGAAAGCTCAGATAGCAACCTTGGGAACAAATCTCATAACAACAAATGGGGGAAGTTTTGGAACTGGAACGTATTTTGGGGGGGTTGGTGGAACAGGAAGAATACATCTGGATTACTTTACCAGTTTTACAGGAACAACTATTCCTACGAGTACTTCTCTACAGGACAATTCACTGGGGTCTACAAGTGGTGTTGCGCTTCGCCTGCAACTGTCCTCAAACGGAACAGCAGTGGAAACGTATCAGACAACCGTTTTGCTTCCGGTTAATACGTGGTCACAAGTCGCTGTATCATGGACAGCTAGTACCTCAACTGCGGAGTTTTTTATTAACGGTAATTCTCAGGGAATATATACCGGAGCGGTTACATCGCTTAATACAAATGCTTCCCGCTATGCGGTAGGGGCATATTATAATGGTTCCGGTACGGCTACGGGATTTTTTAACGGACTTATCGATGAGGTTCGGGCATGGCAAGTCGTCCAGACAAGCGCTAATTATATTATCAGTACCAATACGGAGGTACTCGTGACGACCGGAGGGTTAAATGCGTATTACAAGTTTAATAGTACTGCAACCGATTCTTCAATAAACGGAAACAACTTAACGCTTACCAATACGCCGCTCTATAGCGTCCTCGTTCCATTTTTTGGGGCAACGACTCCGTTGAATATAGACCAAACGGCCACAACGGCCGGATTCACCTATACACTTCCCACAACCATATCGGAATCCGCAACAAATAGATTAACCTTTACGCCGGATAAAGACCCGCAGATTGCCATAGCGGTATATATCGATACTGTCGGGACGGGAAACTGGACGCTTACGGTCCACGACCATTGGAATGATGTTATCGCCTCCGTAACGGTACTCAATGCAAATCTCGGGACGGGGCTATTTACCTTTAACTTTGCGACAGAATGGAATCCTGTCATCAATCAAAACTATCATTTTCATCTTACGTCTACCGTAGCGGATGGAAAGGTTCGTACTGGAACGGCATCAGATTTAGAAACCGTTACCTATACTACTTATTATGGATTCCTTATTACGGATACACAGTTTCATCCGGTACTACCAATGCTCCAGTTTCTCTGCTTCGGCAATGACCGCTATGTAGCGACACTCCAATCACAGATTTATGACCCCAATACCATAGCGCTACCGGCGGGCTGGAAAGTACGGTGTTTTGCCTATTGGAATGAATATCTTGCCATAGGCGCATGGAGAGGAGAGAGAATAGACCAATTTGACCAGGGTCGCATTTTCTTCTGGGATGGCGTATCACTTACCTATAACTTCTTTATCGATGTACCCGAGGGCGCGGTCAATGCCATGCTGGGAACCCGCGGCCTTCTCTACTTTTTTGCAGGGTCCCGTGGAAAACTCATGGTCTATGAGGGGGCTGCACGTGCAAGACGGGTAAAGAATCTCATCAACTCGGAAACGAACGATGTTATCGATATTTTCCCGGGGGCCATGACGATGTGGCGGACGCTTCTTAGAATCGGAGTTGCGGGAAATAACCAGGATAACACGCTACAGCGGGGAGTCTATACCTGGGGAGCCATCAACGAACGGTATCCCGATTCCCTCTCCTTTGACCATGTTATATCTACGGGGGGTTATCAGGGAGGGAATGTTCTTATCGGAGCTGTTGCCGCCGTTGATGCAAAACTGTTAATTGGGTGGAAAGACGGAACAGGATATGGTGTAGACGCCGTGAGCCTTTCTAATCCTGTATATCCTACGGGCACCCTGGAGTTCCTCATTGAAGATGAGGGGGCCATGTATCACCAGAAACAGAATGTAACGATAACGACTCAATTCACCCCTCTTCTTATCGGTCAATCTCTTGCACTCAAATACAAGCTTGATAGAAATGAAAGCTGGACGTACCCTCCGATGACTATAGATAATAATACGTCCCGAAGTGTCATAGCCACACGAGGCAATAGACTCAGAGAGTATGAGATTGGTGTGGATTTTGCGACAACCGTTGCAACGAGTCCAAAAGTATTTGCCGTATCTGCAGAGATAGAAGAACTAGAACCAGAAAAGAGGGTCGGATAATGGCTGAAATGAACGAGCAGAATAACCTGCGAAAAACTTTTGACCCGCTCTCAGAAAATCCGACAACCACGTCCCTTCAGGGAGATGTGGAGGATTTGGAGGACCAGGCTAATTTTCTCCAAAGCAGGCGTATTACCCAGACTTCCCTCGTACCGGGTGCGGTAAAACAGCGGCATATAGGGGAGGGGGTTCGGTTTATCGCATCAGGGATTGAAGCAGATTTACCGACTCCCGCGCCCCCGACACAACTAGGCACCGCCATATTCTTTGCTACCGATACCAAGAAGCTCTGGATATGGGATGGTAAGGTATGGAAGTTCGTACAGCTAGCATAAGAAGTGGTGATATAATAAAACTATGAGTACTGTATTCAATCCGACAGACCAGTTCTCTTCACAACCGAACGCAACGAAGTCTACAACGAATAATGCGTTTAATCCTTTTGCCGTCCCCGCAGGGGAATCGGTTGCCGGATACCAGTTACCCGATTATTCCAAGTATTTTCAAAATCAAGGCCAGAACGCCTCAAATCTTCTAAGCGGTCAGGCAAATCAGACAGGACAATTCTTAGGGAATTATGCCGGGGCGATTACCGGTCAGGAAACGCAACCGGCGATGTATCAGCGGATTGCAACAGAGCTTGGTATTCCTGCCTTGCAAGCCAACGCGCAAAACCTACAGCAACAGGTAGCCAATATCCCTTATCAGACGACTCAGAATATGAAAGGTTTTGACGTTAATAATAACCAGTTAAACGCGCAGATGGGTATGCAGCAATGGAAGTTAGCACCGCTGGCCGAGAGGGCTACACAACAATCTCAGTATGCCCAAGGCCTCTTAGGCCAACAGATGGGCTATACACAGGCCCAACAGGCTAAAGAATTACTGCCGTATCAGGCGGAACAGCAATTGATGAGTGACTATCAGGCGCGACAGGCATCCATGTTTACCTCACAGAATGAACAGGAACTTTCTGCGCTCAATCAAAAGATGCAAACGGGGGCTACGCTTTCCAGCAATGAACAAGAAAGACTGAACCAATTAAATATAGCCAAGCAGGACTACCAGAATAAGCTCGATACGGCAAGAATCGCCCAGATGTTCCAAAAGCTGGACCCCTCACAAGGACTCTATAATGCAATTACGGGACAAATAACACCATACTCAGGAAAGTAATATGGTTTCAAATACCGATACATCATTACAGCAACTTGATACGCAGTTGCAGGATATTATAACGCCAAAAAATGTGGCTACTCCTGGCGTATCTACCCCAGAAGTACCTGAAACAACAAAGAGCGATTCAAGTCTTTTACAATTAGACAAGAGCCTTTCTTCTTTATATGTCCATCCTTATAATTCACTACGGGATGATGTTTCAGGGGGATTACCGCCAATTAATATATCAAATGCGGATATGTTGAGTAAAAATGATAGAGGACAATACAACGGATTCTGTCAGAGATTTGTCGAACAGGCAACCTATGGAACGACAGGCCATTTTGCTTCTGCAGCACAGGCATGGAATACTATACAAAATAAAGTTGTTGGGTTAGACGGGATAAAACCGGGGGACCTTGTGTACTTTACTCCCGATAAATCGAATAATAACGATGGGCATGTCGGGATTTATGAGGGAAACGGCATGTTCAAGTCAGCAACGGGTACGGGGATTAAAGATATTTCATTACAGGATTGGTCACAGCAAACAGGGCAAAGTCCGATGGGGTATATACCCGTATAACTATGGATATTATTAAATGGCTACAATCAAAACTTCAATCTGTAGGGAAAAATAACCCGCAGGCTACATCGGGGATTCTTCCGATGGAAGGACAAATAAAATCGGTACAACAGCATGCAGCAAAAACACCATATGTTCCGGGTCTACCCGTTACTCCGCAGACACTTATGGATACAAAAGTTCCCGGGGCAAATATTCCGTCATGGCTCTCGACAGGCGTTCCGGCGTTAGGAGTACCAGCAGCGTTACAAAATGCTGCCAACACCACGGGCCGAGTGACATCATTACAGGGAACACCAACCGATTATTTAAGTGCCGCTGCGGTACTGGCTGGAGCTAACTCTCCTAAATCTCTTATGCCGGAATCACAACCGACTTCTAGTACCCCCAATACAATAGATACAAGTACCATTACCAATTCATCATCTAAAGGTCCGTGGGGGAAAGGATGGAAAAATATACCAGAAACTGAAGTTGCGGGGCAAGCGGCAAAAGCGGGTGGCCCCTCATTACTGAAAAAAGCCGCATTAACTACTGCTGGATTATTAGGTATTCCTACTCTTGTTGCGGGGGGTGTAGCTCTTGCAGAAAAAGCATCTCCTAGTTCTATGACGACACCGGAACAAAAAAAGGTGCTAAATAGTACGCTTGAAACAACGGCCCCTGGAGGGGTAAATCTTGAAACCGATATGAAGAAGATTGACCCTACAAAAGAAGGATTCCATCTTATTGACCCTTCAAAAGTTGTCGATGCTCAGGGGCAGCCAATTTCCATAAGTGATTCAGCGTATCGTCAGGGACAGCAGGCAATAGCGTCCTATCTTGCAAAACATCCAAACGACCCTGTTGCAGCTGCGGAGGCTGCAAAACGGAATACGTATCTTGATACACAATATAACTCCGACATTCGTACACAATACAACACAGGAGAACAGGCGATGCAAAATGTTCGGGACGTCATTGGTTTATTAAATGATAAAACGGGTTTACTTGGAAAACCACAGGCATGGGATATGATTCGCGTTGGCGGCGTTGGTATTCCTTCCCTTCAGGCTGCAGCCGACCCACACTATAATGCAATCGTAACAAAACTTAGTCAGATTGAACAAGCATATCCCGACCTTAATCTTAATCTTATCGGCGCTACTTCATCCGATAATGCGAAGCAAAAGATATTGGAAGCAGCAAAATCAATCATGCAACAGCAACGACAGAAGATAAAAACATTTACCGGGGGAACAGCCCAACCAGTTCCCACTTCTCTTACTCCTGCGGCTTCTGTTCCGAGTACGGTTAGCACGAGCGGATATGAAACGGGAAGTAGTACTCCTTCAAGTACGGGAACATATCAATTTACTCCTCCTAATCCTGCAATGCAGTTGGGGACACCTGCTGGAGGTGGTGGCGGCGGCCTCCCGAAGCGTGGTTCACACGGCCTCCCTCCTCTTCAACCCAACGGCTTACCAATGAAACATAAAATACAAATACCACAGAGGTATATGTATCGGTAGTGGTATAATAAAATTATGAATACAGGAAGTTTCGGTGGACCAATTGGCGGGGCTCAGTTAATAAAATCCGCCATGCAAGCTCGGGGTACGCCCGGTGGCTCACCGCTTGCTCAGTTATCTCCCTCCGCTCCGGGATTTAATCCGGCTAATGCCGCCCAACCACCGTTACCCCCTTCGCAAGGCTCACCAATGGGGGCTCCCCCGCAGGGAGCACCGCCCCCGCCCGCAATGGGTCCGGGAGGAGTTCCTCTTGCGCCAGTGCCGCCGGGAGGAGTCCCTATTGAATCCCCGCAGGAAAAACTCATTATCACGGCCCTTACAAAGCAATTGGAACGCTTGCATGCCAGGCAACAGCAGGCAGTTATGCCTCCAGGGGCTATTCCCCCACAATCTCCTGTGCCGCAAGCACCAATGGCCGGACAAGGGTCAATGATATAATTAAGGAATGAGTGCGAAGAATGGTGAGTTTTGTCATAAAGACGGGGTACAACTCAAAGACTTCATTGAGGCAGAACTGGAAACCATTAAAACAAAAATCGCCGCCAATCATACCCTCTACATGGAGAAGTTTGCCAGTAGTGAGCAATCCGTGAAAGATGCGTTCAATGCCTCCCAAACCGCTATCAATAAATCAGAAACGGGAGCCGAAAAACGGGCAGATGCCGTGTATGTAACTCTTGGAGGATTGGGTACGGCACTTACCAAAGTTGTTTCCCGTGAGGAGTTTGTCCTGTCAGGGAAAAATGCAGATGATAAATATTCAATTCTCAATAAGATTGTCGGGGACGTACAGCTTGCCATGACGAAACTGATGACGATTGATACCTATGAAGTCAGACACTCAGAACTCCAACGACAGGTAGATGAACTTAAAAATGTGCAAAGCGGTGATACGGGGAAAGGGATAGGCGTAGGACAAGGGTGGGGTTTTGCCATTGGTGCTTTAGGAATTGTATCAGCCATTATCGCCATCCTTTCCCGGTTCTTAAAATAACGTGAGTAGTATAATAGGAATATGGCGACACGAATTGTAACCGGTTTACCATATACTGAGTACACCACGGCCTCCGGCAACTACGATGACGAATCCCACCGGAAACCCATTGATAGAATCATAATTCATACTGTCGTCGGAACGAAAAATGGTGCTATTGCGAGGTTTTCTACTGTAGGCACACAAGTTTCCGCTCATTATATCGTTGATGTAGACGGCAAACTGTATCACGGACTGGAGGAAACGCTTGTCGGATTCCATGCCGGTGTGTATGCAATGAACCAGCGCTCTATCGGTATAGAACATGCCGATAACGGCGACTTTAATGGGGTAAGACCCGATGTTCTGTATAAGACCAGTGCCGCCCTCGTTGCGGACATCTGCAAGTTTTACGCTATTCCCATTGACCGGCAGCATATTCTCAAACATTCTGAGGTCATTGCAACGGGATGCCCCGATTCTTTGGATATAGACCGTATCGTAAAAGAGGCCAAAGTTATTGCCACACCACTCCCGGAACCCAACCCTGGCTATATGCCGACATTCGAGGGACAGACGGTGAGCAAAGACGGGATTACCTATCATGCATATAAAAATACACAAGGCGTACTCCTTTGGTTAATCCAAGCTACTCCAGTGCCTCCTCCGACCCCTACGATGCCCGTAGACTACCCGGTACTCGTTAAACGGATACATGATATAGCGTGGTCGAGCGGATACTGGTGGACACGCTTAAATGCTATTAAAGTTTTGCTTCCAAAATGAACGAGGACATCACCAACGAACTCAAACGGTTATCCCGGCGGATTGAAGAAATAGGCCGGGTCGTAGATTTAGTATCCGCGGACCGTGATATATTAGAAGATGTACTCACCCGGCTGACGGCTGTGGAAAACGCTATGCACCTCTCCCGCAGTGTCGCGACCGATAACGTAAAGCAGATTAAAGAGGATATTAACGGGGTCAAGGATATTGTGGAGGCAAAGGTAGACCAAGTGAATGAGAACTTTAACGAACGGACAGTTGTCGTAAAGGCGGCAAAGATGAGCGTTGTCCAGCGGATATTGCTTTTATTACAAGGAAAAAAGTATGCCGGGGCATAGAATAGACGAACCGGATTATCTACGGATAACGATTGATGTGACATTACGCTATTTTTTTATTGCGGTTATATTAGGGTTTATAATAGGGATTATCGGGTTTTCAGTCGGTAGCCATTGGGCGTATAATAATATGGTACAACTAGGGCCATTACCATGATAGACATTCTACTTATTCTTTTATTGGTCGGTTGGTTTACGGGAGTTATCATCTTCCCGCTCTTTCCGCTCATCCACCTCTTATTTATCATCTTTATCATTTTGCTTATTATAAGAATAGTACGGATGTAGAGGGGAGGTGAGGTAAAAATGGTATTAACACAAGTTGAATTAGATAGAAAAGCAGTTCTCGTAGGGAAAGAAAAATCAGGAATGCTTACAGAAGCAGAGAAAGTAGAGTTGAAAGCGCTCAGAGATAAAGAGGTCAAGTAAAACAGTTTCCCTGTTGGGTAATTATTATCCAACAGAGAAAACGCTTTATTTTATCACAGCGAGGAGGTGATATATTATGATTACAGTAGCGACCGTGTTAATGATTATTGCGATTGTCATTGTCTTGTTTATTCTTTTCAAATTGTTAGGGTTAATTGAGTCAGCACTCGGTATTCCGGCCCCATGGGCACAGATAATTTACTGGGTTCTGGTCTTATTAATAGTGCTTTGGGCATTGTCGGCACTTGGTATTATGCAGCCCATCATTCGATAACTATGAGTATTATAGGAATTGTTATCATTATTCTTATTGTCCTTTTTCTGATACGGGTATTTTAAGGAGGTATATGGATGTGCAAAATGTAACCGGCACCGCCCTCATTTCGTTTGGGGGGGTGTGGTTTATTAATGCGATATATAAAAAACTGTTCGGACAGGACATGGACTCGCAGGTGAAGTTCATCGTCGCCGTCCTTATTGCCTTCGGCTGGACGTATGTCCCCGTTGGGGTCGGGAGTGATATTGTGACACGGATACGGGACGCGGTAGGAATTGCAACAGGTATGGCGGGGTTGTACCAATTTAGTGCGGGTGTGGCAAGTAAAGTAAAACCGGTTGTTGAGCCGGTTGACCCCCCGGTTGTTTTCCATGAGGAACCCCTCACCCATCAGGCGGGGATATGACAAAAGAAGGAAAAGTCCCCCAAATGGATGAGAGCAAGCGGGAACTCAACAAACTCTTCCATGACCTCTATGGTGTTCCCTACTCGTGGGCGGTAACGATTGGGGGATGGGATAACCCGCTGGGGGAACACTGGCGGAAGCGGTTAAAAGACTTCAACGGGCTTCTCTCCGGGGAAACAACGATACCCACAGCCCGCGAGATTAACGAGAAACATAATTTTGACTTAGATGAGTAATGCTTACGGGTCTAATGGTTCTGAACACGCCACGCAACCATCTTTAATCGCACATACCTGCGCCCATCGCATCAATCCTACCTGTAAAAGTCCTGTTTCCTGACTCGTCCTACCGGCCGGAATATCCAATACGCTATATGGTCTATCATCTTTCTTGTACCCGTAGGTCAGCCATTGATGTTCAATGCCCGGTGTTACTGAAGCCCACCAACTCCACAGCACGCTCGTCTTACTTAACTCCTTGAACCCCGTCAATATCGGCGGCGCAATGGGCACCGTACACACCGTAGATTTGGGTGCATCCGTCGAACTCCCCGAAAATGTCGGGGGACTCCCGCAGTTACCTGAACATGGCGCCTCTGGTACGACTGTAGGCGTCACTTCCGGGGTTACTTCCGGTGTTATCGTTGGTGTTATACAGTCCTCACTACTCGTACACGCATTCTCTCCCACTCCCTGTACCCGGACACACGCACTCTCCTGACACACGGAATGGTATGAGTTGCAGGAAATCTGAACATAACTCGCCTCTGCTTTCGGGTGTACAAGTCCAAAAAGCGCCCATACAATGAGCGCAAGAACTACAAAAAATCCTACTACCGTTATATATCCCCAAGTTTTTGTTGTCATAATTTACCTCCCCTCTATCATATCACCCTTTTCTTCTCGTTATAGAGTAGAGCTACTGCAACTTATCATAATAGCGTGATATTTCATCCAAACACATATCTATATTTTCTCTTATAACTTCAACGGCGGGTAATCCTCCCATGATTTCTTTCATAACTCGCCTAATTCGTTCTATCATTTCTTCCCGTACCCCCTGAGAGGGCTTGAGAAATTTGCCACACGTTTGACACGCTTCAAGCGGTTCATTATCTAAAGTCATAACATTTGGCTCTTTACACGAACAATAAGCGGTGAGATTACCAACTTCAAAATTACTTGTAAAATGTACTCCCTCCTTTAATTTCTCAATATCTCGCTCTTGTGCTTCCTGTTGACGTTCTAACGCAAACACTCTATTGTTCAAATCTTCTAGGGTAGCAATAGTTATATTCTTTGGTTTCATACTTACCTCACAAAATACCAGTATAACAGCAGGAGTCCTGCCGCTAGATTTATTCCATACCAAAACAAGGTCGCGTTAATCTTCAGGACGTTTTTCTTGCTGTAGCGTGTCCCGTGTTTGATAATAATAAGATTCATGCGTTTATCCGTCCGCAGGAAACGCAACGGACTATTCCTTTTTTATTTGGCAGTAGTTTTCCGCAGAAGCGGCAGAAGCGAATAGGTTTAGATTTCATAGCCATATTATACTAATTTACTTTTTACCGGGGCCGCGAAGCCCCGGTGTAAAAATAAACTATTTGGTCAAATAGCTCGTTAAAATCTCGTACATCTTTTCCTGGTCCGCAATAATCGCTACCAATTTCCCGCGCGCTTTAATCGCTTTACTCACCGCGATATCTTTTTCCTCTTCAACTACTCTCCGGCATGTATATACCACGGCCCGGGGGAGCGCCCCTTTCCGGTTACTGAGCTGTCGGATATCGAACAGGAGGTCTGCGCCTTTAAGCGCTTTTTCTCTTTGACTCTCATTAAACGATAATCGTTGCAGGAGAGCGACAGAGTTTAGGTGTTGTCCCGCAACTCCTCCCACGTGCAGGATAATTCCTGATGATAAAGATAAATTGTACTCATCACAGAACTCCCGCAGATATGCCATTGTCTTATTCCCTTTGACAATCATACTATCCACGAAATCTGACAGCCTCCAGTTACGGAGTGTCGTGTTGAGTTCAATGACTTCATCCAGTCCCGCACTCGGCACGATGGTATAATAAATAGGGAGTTTTGATTTACGAGCCACTTCTAGGCGGTGTTGTCCATCAATAACTTCCATGGATTCATTTACCATTATCGGCGCATATTCGAGCAGGTTTTTCTTCGCAATGCTAAGAGCTAGTTTCGCGAGGTGTGCCGGATTTAATTCCCGGTTTCCCTCAATCTTTTTGAACAGGTCATAATTTGTTGTTTTCTGTGTTCCCATATATTTCACCTCCTCTCAACAGTTGCAGTATTTTTTGTTCGTGTTTACAGGTTCCGGTAAATATCCAACGGGGGCAAGAACAGCGGAGGCGTCCGCGGTATTCACGGACAATATATTTCTTTCCCGGTATTGATGCGCTTTGTACTTCCCAGAACTTCATATTGCTTTGAATCGGCAGGCGTCGCCGTAGGGGCAGTATGGGAGGGTACAGACGCCATTCTCATCGAGGTCATCCTTGAACTTACCGGCCTCTATCCCGGCGATTGCCTCATTCACCCACACCTCTGTCCTTTTGATATCTTCCTCAGTTGCCTCAAAGTAGTAGGTCTTAAACTCCGACAAATCAAAGCGACAGGTTATCATCAGCGCTTTGCGGAAGCCGGTGAGCATGCAGTAATACCGCCATTGAAAACTATCTGCGAACTTTCGCTGGCTCCAGGGAGTTCCGGTTTTTATCTCGGCAATGACCTTGCTGTTGTAGGCGATAAGGTCAATAAATCCATGAAGATTGAACTTGTCATCCCACGGCCGGATAACGTGCTTCTCTGCATTGGTAAATGTCCATTGGAAATCGGCGAGGCGCTCGTCTTTCTTTTTGCCAAGGCAATGGTCCTGAATAACCCTGTGGGCTTCCTTGCCGGAGGACATCGCAGGCGTTGTAATCGTTTCCACCCCAAGCATTTTGTTCAGCCATGAATGATGGCTGATATGGTAATTGTTAATTGCTGTGTAACTGAGCGTTATCTTTTTTTCCATCTTCCTCCTTTGCCTCCGTTATTTTTACATACACGGTAAGCTTCACGCCTTTCAGCTTGGTGCCGGATTGATAGAGCTTCCGCAGTTTTGCGGTATCAGCGACCGTCTTTACGCATCCCAGCTCTTCAGCTTTAGAGAACGGTACATCGGTTACATTAACTAATTTAACTTTTGAGATAAAATTGTTCTCTACCCGCATGCCGGTCACCTTCATTTCGCTGAGGCGGTCTTTCAACTCGTCCTGCAACATCGCCGTTGCCGCTTCGCATTCCTCTTTAATTTCCCGCATACGCAGGGCGTCTTTGACGAGTTCTGCGATGGTTAAATCTTTTACATCTTTATGGTCTGTCATAGTTGTCCTCCTATTTTTCCTATTAATAATACAATCAATACGATACTTATGGCCTTTGCAACGAACCGGGTGTTTGGGTCCATCTTGCTCCCTATCCATTCAATAATCGAGATGATGCCGAGCGTCAGCCACCGCAAAAACTCTATCAGAAGATATATAGCGATAATTGTTCCGACAAAACCAATAAGTTCTCCCATAAAATCTTCTTTCTTTTCTACCCACCGGCCATTTATATATTGCATGTCGCTCATATTATTTCCCTTTCTTCAGCAGGCCGTCTATCAGTTGTTTTGCTTCACCCTGGGTCGTTTTGGTTCCAGCCACATCAATGTTCCCCAGCTTCTTTAGCGTTTCCAACTGTGCTGGTGTCGCCGGTTCCCCATCATGCTCGGACTTCGGGAGCTCTTTTGGCATTTCTACCGCATCCATCTCTTCATAGGCGACATATCCACATGCGGTTGCGCTTCGTAAAACCCGGCACTCCGCTCGCGTAGCCGCAAGATGAAGAGCATACTTGCTCATGGCCGCCGGAGTATTGAGCTTGTTGCACTCACCGAAGTTTACAAACTTCATGCCCGCGGGGGTTGTGAGCGTAGCCTTGATGACTATTCGTATATCCGTGCGCTCGATTATCTCCATATCTATCCCATACTTACCCGTTCCGAACACTTGTGATGCCTTGTATTCGAGGCCAGCTTTCAATATGTAATCTTTCCCCTGATATTTCATCATCATGTTTGGGGGAATCCGGCTATCGAGTACCGCCAAGTCCTGAAATTTTTTATCGTCCATAATTTAGCCCTCCTCTTAATTTTCCATGAATAAATGTTGAGTATTGCATATAATTATTTATAAAACCTTGGGTTTCCTTCACCCTCTCTCCCATAGGTGGGGGATGATAAGTTATCACTTAAAAGAATTGAAGTCCGGTCTAACATGTACCCATACTTCCTTGCCAGCTTTCTTCTTTTCTTCTCATCAACAGGCAAAAACATCTTATGGCTCCAAATTGAACCATCTTCTCTCTTAAATCTAATAGTGAAATAATTGTAAGTTCTCATACCCCCCCCTTTTTCATCAGGACTTGGATTTTGAGGTCGTAGTTGCGGATAAGGATGTCCAATTCATCGGTGGAAAAGTCCGTTTTCCGAAGGTCTTGAAAAGATTGGATAAGCTCAGCTATGATGATACAGAGCTTGTAATTCTGCTCTAACGTGGTCGTTTTCATATTCTGCCTTTCTGCCTCAAAAATGGTTTATATGCGCTAGCTTTGAGGCTCTGGGGATAGTATAACAGGGTCAAGATAGGTTGTCAAGGGGCAATAATGAGGCTATTTTAGCCTCGAAACGATAGCGGTGATGACATTCACAGTCACGGCGTTGCCCGCCATCTTATACCTTTGCGTGTCGCTTATCAGTTCCCCATCTGCTCCGTATTGAGTCCAGTTGTCCGGAAAGCCTTGTAGGCGTTCACATTCAACAACCGTCAATCTTCTAATACGATAATCGGGCTGTGTTGGTTTCTCTTGAACATCATCGGATTGCCGTATTTCTTGAAGCGTTGACTGTGTTTCTCGCAATATCCGTTCCTCCGATGTATCTTCTCGCACCCCACCACCTTGCATAATGGTCTTTTTCTGTGAAGTCTCGTATGACAACTCCGACATATCTCCGCTAAGTTCTCCACCCGATTGTCGTGCCAGTTGTCGTTTAGATGATGGATTTCCGTTCTTTTTATTTCGTGGCATACCGTACATTTGTTCGTTTTCTTCCCGTAATTTCTCCTTGCTCTCCAATGTTCGGTCATCCAGTTTGCCATCTTTTCCATGAGTGTATGATACCATATTGTTTAAGTCTTGTCCATTATCTGCGGTATGTGTCTTCCCCCTCCTGCTGTCGGAACTGTCGGGCTTATCCCATCCGTTCGTGGTGTTTGGTGTTTCTGTAGACCTCCGATAATCATGGTTCTCCCCCCACCATATCCTTTTCCCATTCCCGATATTAGTGTTTGGCTTATCTGTTCGGGAGTATGTATTTTCGCTTGCGACACTGAGTTTTTCCTTTGTATCCCCAGCCTTTTCAATCCCATAATGAAATCCTCCAATACCGGCAAATAAATCTATAAATCTCATGTTCTTTTTAAGGGATTGCATTTCCGGCAAAGTTTTCCCTTTCCAGATACATAGATTCTTTTACAATTAGGGCATACTTTAACGGTTCTCATAAGGCACCCCATTTTCGTCTAAAATCTCTCCTTGTTCATGTGTTGCATCTTCCGGCGCGTCAATAGGCTCCATTTCCCCATTTGCAACACGTGCAACACTTGCAACGCCTGCAACGGGAACCAACTCTACCCCAAAATACTCGGATAAATCTTGTACCCGTTCCGGCTTTTCGCTTATCAAAACAGTGCTTACCATATCATGCCCTACCCTTTTTATATCAAAGTGTAGTATTTGTCGGACAACATTGGCTATCCGCTTTTCCGTAACGGGCTTACGGCTTCGGTCGATATTGAGTTTATCGGCAATCTGTTTTAGGGATGGGTCGGCCGGAAGCATGTCGCTTATTATCTGAAATACCTCTCCCTCAATGCTTTCTGCCCGCTCCCGCTTCGTTTCAAGCTCCTGAGTTTTAGCAAATTCCAAGATGGTTTTCCGTGATGCTTCGTCTGATAGATAATAAACGGGGGTGAGCACCTGCTGTACCCTCCTATCGAATGTTGAAAACTCTGGGTAGCCATATTCTATCTTTGTCAGGTCAATCTGTGGGAAGTTCCGCAAGCGCCATAATAGGAGCTTATTTCGTAGTATTTGTGCCTTATCATAGAATCTCTGTTGTTTAATAAGTGGAATCCGGCGGGTGCTTTTCTCCATTTCAATGACAAACATGCGACTCCGTAGCCCCGCGTTGGGAATAGGGTGCTCCGAGGTAAATATCTTCATTGATTTAATAAGGTATGCCTTCACTTCACGCTTCCTGTCGCCCTCAGTGCGGAGTACCGCCCTGTTCCCTACCCCCGACTTAAGAAACGCAATCATTTCCGAATAATTATCGCCCCCCGGCTCAAACTCGTCTAAAAAGAGGGTGCCTCGCCATGAGCTCGCCATGCGGAATATCGGCGACATAGTAATGGCTCCCGCGGCATCTATTGGTTTATAGCAAAGGGCAGTAACGGCTTCGGCCGCCGTCGTCTTGCCAGTACCCGTCAGGCCAACAAAATGAAGATAAGGGACAAAGGGAAACTTCTCGTATACCCACGAAAACATGACAATATAGGGCAAAAACTGTTGATAGAACGCCGGAACCTCAAAGTTTTCATATAAAAAATCATATATTTCTCCAGCGAGCGTGGCCGTATCGGTATATTCCTCAATACCAGAGGGCAATAGGATAACGCCGGTCGATAATAAATCATCAACTATGGGCTTATATGTCGTTCCGTGGTATTCAAACTCGGTCAAATAGTCAATTGAGGCTGTCAGTTTATCATATATTATAAAATTGGTTTCGGTTGCAACAGTTGCATGTGTTGCATGTGTTGCATGATTCAACTGTTCTAGGATACTTTTTTCGGTTTCCACATAGGAGGTGTATACGATTTTGCCCTCTTTTTCCTTGATTTGTTTATTCGTTTTTTTGATAATGGCCTCGGCTTTCTCAAATGTGCTTTTCATTGGAGCCTCCTGACGGCAGTAAGGAAATCAACCTTTTCCGTTTCCATGACATAGGTAATGGCATCTCCCCACTTCCCACATCCAAAGCAAAAATAGCGGTTATCATCCAGATAGATATGAAATGAGGGCGTTCGTTCCTCATGAAATGGGCAATGGCAGATAAAATCGCGGCCGGAGCGATATAAATGTTGGGTGATAAGACGGTCAAGCGGATATTCCTTAGCCCGGACAATATCGGCATCGGTAATTTTGTCCTCTTTTATCGGCGGAGTATATGTTTTTGCCTTCTCCGCAAGCCGTACATAATACCGAATCCATGGTTGAATGATAAATACTTCCTCATAATGAGCCGCAAGCAATTGCAAAAGAAGGGATTTAACTGATGTGCTTACGGATATTTCCGTAACCATCTTATTATATTTTTTCTGGACTTTTTCAACATATCGAGTCCTTTTTAATGCCTCCTGTAACTTTTCTTCGGCAATCTCTCCCATTGCGTCCTCAAATCCTTCGGGAATGGCGGGTGGTGAAATCCAATGATACATGGATTTCCCTTCTTGCCGCCAATCAAACTCCCCGCGAAGTTCGTTGGTGAGGTCGGTTGCAAACGCTTTTACTAAAAATTGTTCGTGTATATCCACAAAAAGCCCCCCAGTTGTTCAATCCACCGAACACGGCTAGGCGTGGCAGACTGTCGGGGGGCTATTTCTGGATATATCGTTGCGGTAGCGGGGAAAGCCGTGTTCATACCAAAAATATACGCGGAATCCTATATCTTGTCAATGTATCAAAAACGATATATACTGAAAAAAATATGGACATGCTTTCA